GGGCCGATCGGATCTGCCGGCTGCTTAACCAGGAGCATTCATGACTGACACCTTAAGGGAGCAGCTGGCGCGGCGCGGGGTTGTTGATGCTTGGGGAGCGGACGAAGGATATATTTCTCCGGGACTCAACCCGGCTCATACGCCAGAGTACGTCGCCAAACAGTACGCTGCATACGACTCTGACCACCCGCTCACCCTGGCCCCGGAGGACTGGAAGGCAGAAAAGCCGTGAAGGAGGTCTGGGAGCGGGTCGAGCGGCTGGGGTTTCACGGCCGCTGCGACTTTTGCTGGCGGGTTCTGGGGCCGAGGTCCTGGTGCTGGAGGTCTGGGGACAGGTTCGAGTGCAACGGGTGCAGGAAGGAAGGGTTCAGGGCCGAGCAGGCCAGGCAGGAAGCAGACTTTCAGTTAAGGGTCAGGCTTCCGTTGTGGGACCGCAGGGTCTGGGGTGTCGAACAGGTCCAGGTTCTCGATTCCGCGCTTCCCGGACCGAGTCCACTGCTTGGACCGGACGCATTCGTAGCACAGGACTTTGAACTTAGACTCTTCCCCGCTGGTCAAAACCTTACCGCAACGGCGACAGCGCAAGATGCCCTCCCATAGCAAGGAGCAGCAGATTCTGCTACCAGCAGCAGCTCCTAGATTCTACCTGCTACTACCTATAACCCTAACCCACCCAAGCTGTCGCTACCCTCTCCCCCCTCGCTTAGTTCAAGCGTGAGACATTTTCGGGGGTCTGTCAAGTCGCGTTGCAACTAAAGAAGTTGCCGGGCTAAGAGTTTTCCACATTTCATTTGTTAAGTGCTAACTCATTTAGTCACTTCTCTAGCGGGGGTTGGGGTGCCGGTTGAAAAAACTCATAACGAGGAAAGTCGGAGCATAAAGTCTTTGTCAAGTCCGTTGACGTTGGTTCCTGGCTGCCGGTGCCATTTCTGCGTGGGCGTCGTCAGGTCCGAGGTCCAGGGTATCGTGGCTCGGATTGTGGCGTGGACCAGGCGACACCGAGAGCGCCACGACCAGGAACTGAGACGGTTTCTAAGTCTTCCCCAAGTGAAGACTTGATTATTTTCCTCAGCCGCCATATATTTATTTCAGGTGGCAGCGTACTCCGAACTTTACGGGTCCCGTTTTCCGACGCTCGAACTGGCGCTGCCACCTACAGCCCCTCCGAGAGCTAGGAGGGCGGGGCCTTTTTGATGCCGGGGCAGGGTTTGGATTGGCAAGGTCGGGACTGGCAGGTTTCGGCACGGCAGGTAAGGCACGGTTTGGCGAGGTTCGGAGAGGTGAGGTGAGTGGCGGTCAGGTCGGGTTGGGCGCGGTATGGCAGGCGAGGCGAGGTCATGTGCGGCTTGTAAGGGAGCGGCGAGGGCACGCGAGGTGAGTCCTGTCCTGTCATGGCAGGCATGGTCGGGCTCGGTTCGGCACGGCAGGGTTTCGAGAGGTGGGGCACGGCCCGGCTAGGCTCGGCGAATCAGGGCGAGGCAGCCGTGGTCTGGCAAGGAACGGCGAGGCAAGACGTGGCGGGGCGAGGTTAGGTTTGGCGTGGCATGGTGTTGGCGGGGCAGGGCTGGCATGGTGCGGTGCGGCAAGGTCGGGTAGGGAGCGGTTCGGATAGTTCTGGAGCGGCAGGGTGCGGAAAGGCGGGCCAGGCCAGGTAGTTCGCGGCCCGGCGCGGCCGGGCATGGAGCGGCACGGTTCGGCGCGATAAGGCAGGTGCGGCTCGGCGAGGTAGAACAGGGCATGGCAGGGTGCGGTCTGGCAGGGAGCGGCAGGCAAGGATTTAGGTGTTCAGGCGACCTCCAACAGCCTGACCGTCACGGACTGCCCGGTAGCGCAGTCCAAAACACAGGAGATGAACCATGGCAGCGAAGAAGAAGGAGCCAGAAGGACCGACCCAGATCGAGATCATGGAAGTCCAGCGCGGGGAGTTGGTGCTGCACCTGTTGGGTGTGGCCCCTGGGCTGATCATGAATCGGCAGTCGGAGAAGGTGAAGCGCGAGTTGCTGTTGCCAGCCAAGAAGAAGAGCAAGGGAGAACGGGAGAACAGCCTCAAGCACGACCCCGTCGCAGAGTTCCGGGCCTCTCCTTATGTGCTGAGAGACACCAAGGCCCCGACGTTTCTGTCTCTTCCGGCCACCGCGTTCAAGGGAGCCATGAGAATGGCTGCCATCGATGCGGGTGGGATCAAGTCCCAGATCGGCCGGCTGTTGTATGTGCCGGGAGACTATATCCCGGTCTACGGCATCCCTCGGTTGTTCATGAGCGTCACCCGCCAGGCTGGCATGCAACGCACCCCGGACATCAGAACCCGGGCGCTGCTGAGCGAGTGGGCCTGCAAGCTCACCATCAGGTATGTCAAGCCTCACTTGGCGGAGGTGGCGGTGGGTAGGCTCAACGCCGCCGCCGGGGAGTTCATCGGGGTCGGGGACTGGCGCACCGAGAAGGGGGCCGGTAGCTACGGAGGCTGGAAGATCGTCTCCGCTGATAACCCTGACTTCAAGCGCATCGTCAAGGAAGGCGGAAGGCAGGCCCAGATCGATGCCTTGGAGATGGCGATTCCATCAGACCAAGACAGCCAGGATCTGTTGGAGTGGTACGAGAAGCAGGCCCAGGAGCGCGGGTTCACCATCACCGAGCGCAAAGAGGAGGTCGCTTGAACACCCGAGTCCGTCGTGAGGAAATCAAGCTCGCCCTGAAAGCCTTGGAAAACAAGGGCAAGCTCAACCCCAAGGATGTCTTTGAGGCCGCCAAAGACCCCAGCAACGTTCTCCACCAAGAGTTCGACTGGGACAAGGACCGCGCCGCCCAGCAACATTGGCTCGATACCGCCCGTTCCCTCATTCGCAGTTACGTGGTGGAGGTGAAAAGCACCATCACCAACACCGTTCTGGAAGCCCCGATGTACGTCAGGAACCCAGGACTTCCGGCTCACCAGGAGGGATACGTCACCGTCTCGGAAGTCAAGAACTCGACCGATGGGCCGCTGGATCTGTATCGCATCGAACTGTCCCGCGTGGTGTCTTTCATTGATCGCCTTGAAGCCCTTTCGGTGACGGGTGGATTCAGTGAACACTTCGCTGAGATCGCTGGCGCAGCCAAGAAGATCAGATCAGTGATGGCCAGGCTCAACACCATGGAAGAAGTGTAGTGGGGCGTGCCCGGGTGGCTATCTCCTGCGCCCGGGCACCTCGCGGCAACGCACGGCGGACAAGGCCGTGTTTGTTTTGGCTACGAGTGTCTGGGTGCGGCGGGCAGGGCGCGGCACGGACTGGCGAGGCAAGGCCGGGTGACGGCCCGGGCCGGAGAGGCGTGGCCGGAATGGCAAGGGAAGTTCTTGACTATTTTTATTGTGTGAGTGCATCCTGAAAAAGCATCAAGCCGAAGGGACGTGAGAAGGGCGGGGGTACCTGGCAACGCCCAGCCAAAGCCCCCGCCTAAGTTTCGGAGGGAAAGCGATGGGCACCTGGCCACAGCAGCGCCCTCAGCCCTCGGTGGCCCGCTCAGAGCGCTACCGCAAGCAGAAGCGCATGATCGACCAGGCCACCAAGGAAGTCCTGCACGAAGTCGAACAAGAACGCCTGAAATCCGTCTTGGACAACCGCCCGCCCCCAGCAGTCAGTCCCCCGAGCGGGCGCGTGGTCAGGGTCAGGCGCAGGTATCCGCCCATAAGAGGCGGTGCCGTCATCGGACGGCGGGAAGGCTACGGTACGGCATGAAGCCACTCGGACGCATTCTGATCTTTTCCCTGATCGAGACGGTTGGGGTGATCCTGTGGGCAGTTCTGGCCGGGTTCAAGTCCGAGGCCAGCCTGAACACCCAAGTGATAGCCGGGGTGGTGTTCTTCGTGTTCTTCACCGTCGAGCACATCGCGGCCTGGAACTCGGCCAAGAACCGGCCGCTGCTTTCCTTCCCTCCGAAAGACTAGCCATGGCCAACGGCTTCGCACCCCGACCTAAGCCTAAGAAGAGAAACGTCATCGAACAGGTGTACGAAGACGTTACTGCTGGCGGCAGGGAACTCATCCGCCAAGGGAAAGTGGCGGTGGAAAAGATCAAGGAAGGTGCCAGACGGGTGAAGAGACACCTGAACAAGTAAACTGGCCATGGAAGCTCGAAGTCGGAGACAACGGCCAGAAGGTTTCTCTCTCTACGTTGAGTGGCTTGCTCGTTTATCAGGGAGACGACCTGTGGCTGGCTATGTACTTGATGCTAAAGGCGGTGCAGGATTCGCCCGAGACCCCCAAGTCTCCACCTGTGCCGAGGACGAGCAGAAACTCATCTTCGGCAGGATCAACCACATCGGCTGGGTTGGAGAAGAGTGGTCCCTGTGCGGACAGGTCAAAGACCCTGATGTCTGGAAGATGCCCAGACCCGACGGACCCGTCTGTAGAGCCTGCGTCCAAGTCATGGTGAGCAAGTGGAACCAGTAAAGATCCTGGACATGGAGGACATCAGGCGCGGTCTGTCCGACATGGCCCAGAACGGGGAAGGGGCTCAGAGAGCCCAGGCCTACCGCATGCTGATGCAGATGGAGTCCAGCTCGGTGACACTCCCGGAGCCGATGTCCATGGAAGAGAGAAGGGAGCGGGCCGCCCGCATCCTCAAGGCCATTGGCAGGGAAGAAGCCCATGTGGTCTACCAGCGGGCCTGGCCCACCGCCAAGTCCAAGATTGACGCGGCCCCCAAGTTTTCCCTGGAGCACCTGCCCGCCAAGGTCAGGTTCGCCGCCCAGCGGATCACCACCCTGCCCAAGTTATACCGCGCTTTCCCAGAACTCAAAGGTCCGGGCTTCCCGACCGGATACCCCGTGGGGTACGGGAAAGTATCCCAAGCTCGATGGCTCCAGCAGAAATCCGCTCAGATTCTGCTGGATCGTTTCCAGGACGAGGCCGGCTTGAACTCCAGCACCCCAGAGGGACATGGACCGTCCGAAGAAGCTAAAATACCGCCCGCCGTCTGATTCCACCTGGCCCGCCCAGGACGAGATCGAGCTACTCAGAGATCTCTGCAGAACCGACTTCTGGACGTTTTTCCTCTACGCCTTCGGTGCCGGAGTCAACCCCAAGGGCGACAAGTGGATCGACGAGGAAGTCCACTACCCCCTGGCGCAGTGGTTCCAGAAGCACGTTGACGAGTGGTTCGACGCCCGCGCCCAAGGCAAGGTGATCCAGAAGCACCTGGCGATCGTCATCCCTAGAGAACTGGGGAAAACCACTATTTCCCAGGCCCTGCAACTGTGGATTCAGGTCCGGGACCCGGAAGTCAGCATCTACACCGGCTCCGAGAGAACCGAGCTGTCCCAGAAGATCATCGGCGGCATCAAGGCGGTCATGGACGGCTCGGACCCCTACGCCCTGTTCACCAAGCTGTACGGCAACTGGGCGTCTCAAGCCCGCAGTTGGACCGGCAAAGAGATCACCCACGCTGCCAGGAAGAACACCGCCAGGAAGGACCCGAGCCTGGGAACCTTCGCGGTCGAGACCTCTATTGTGGGAGCCCACCCGGACGTCTGGGTCCACGACGACCCGATCTCCTACGAGCGCATGACCTCGGACACCAACTGGCTTCAGACTGTCAACTCCCAAGTGACCTCCATGGTCCCGGTAGTCCAGGCAGACGGTCTGGTGGTGTGGGTCGGGACCCGGTACGACGACGACGATCACTTCGGGGTCGCCTTCAGGGACGAAGGTGTGGCCAGCCTGGAAGGCATGCCCACCGACTCGATCGTGGTGGAAGACACTGGCAAGTGGCACGTCTACTTCCTGGCCGCCAGAAACAAGGAAGGTGTGCCCATAGCCCCCAAGGTCTGGCCGGAGAAGCGCCTCAAGGACTACCAGCGCCGCGATCCGTTGAGGTACGCCGCCCAGGTTTTGAACGACCCGGCCGTCAGTGAGTTCAACCCCATCACCCGAGAGCAGATTCAGGAGTGTAAGGTCAAAGCCTCCGAGGTGCCGTGGGGGTCTTTGAGGTTCGCCATCTGCTTCGACACTGCTTTCGCCCATGGGGAAAGACGGGTCGGCAAGGACGAGACGGTGTTCATCATCCATGGCTACCCCAGAAGCGGGTCTGGCGATGTTTTTGTCTGCGAGGTCCACGGCAGCCCTCTGTGGCGTGCCGAGGACTTCTGCAAGAACTTGGTAGTAGCAGTCCAGAGGTACCGGGCTCAAGGTCGTAGGGTATTTGCCCTAGCGGGGGACTTCTTTGCCTCGGGTGGTAGAGCGGGGACTTTGGAACTGGCGATGCGGAACTTCTTCCACGATGTCAACCAGCCGATGCCGATGCTCTACGAGTTCAACCGCAACAAGTCAGGACAGGACAAGACCACCCGGATCGTCAACGCCGCGACTTTCTGGGTGGACGGCCATGTCAGGTGGATAGAAGGCGCACCGGGGATGGACAAGCTCACCGAGCAGATGGCAAAGATCGGCCAGATGATGATCAACAAGAAGATGAAGGACGATTACGTGGATGCCCACTCCGACGCCTTCCAGCCCGAACTGTACACCTCGATGAAGCGCACCGCCCCCGGCAAGGCCCCGTGGGAAAGAGGTGCGACGGCGATCGCCATGGAAGGCCTGAACCCCAGGATGTTCGACGACGACGAAGCCCGGAACTGGGCCAGCGAGAACCCTAGAGAGCCCCTAAAACAGCCATGAATACCCAAATCCCGCTGAATGACGGCATGGCCCTGACATTGGAGCGCAGGTTTTGGTCTAGGGTGTCAATCGGGCCTGGATGTTGGGAGTGGATGGGGCCGTTTTTTGGGGTTAAGCGCTACGGATCCATTGGCGTTTCTAGAAATGTGTCTAGGGGTGCCCATAGAGTTTGCTGGTTACTCGTGTACGGGCAAGACCCTGGGGTGCTCCAGGTTCTGCATAAGTGCGACAACAAATCTTGTGTTAGGCCAACACACCTGTTCTTGGGGACACCGGCCGACAATATGCAGGACAAGGCCAGGAAAGGCAGAAGCGTTAGCGGGACAACAAAGATAACGCGCGCTCAGGCGGAGGAGATCCGTTCTAGATACGTCCGGGGCCACAGACTAAAAGGTGGAAATATCTCTGATCTGTCGAAGGATTACGGCTTGTCCATTCACGCGGTGAGGAAGATTGTTTGGCGCCATACATGGAAGTCGGAGGGTGTCCATGGAAAGGGCAGAGAGAACGAGCCTGCTGTTTGATTCTTTGACGGGCACCGCCAGAGAGGCCCCCAAGTCCTACGCCACCAGAACCACCTGCCGAGCTTGCGGCGACCCGCACCTGGAGACCGTGCTGGACCTGGGAGACCAGTACCTGCCCCGGTTCGTCAAGGACATCGACCTGTCTTTGCCCCAGGCCCCGCTGGAACTGGTCAGGTGTTCCTGTGGGCTGTTGCAACTCAGGCACACGGTGGACCCTGACCTGGTGTTCCGAGAGTACTGGTATCAAAGCTCGATCAACCAGACCATGAAGGCCGCCTTGGCCGAGGTGGTAAAAGACGGCACTCGCTACCACCGGCACGGAAGATGGCTGGATATCGGGGCCAACGACGGGTTCCTGCTTTCTCAAGTCCCGCAGTCTTTCCAGCGTATCGCCTGCGAGCCGGCGTTGAACCTGGCGGACAAGGCCAAGAAACACGCTGACTTGGTGGTCTCCAACTACTTCTCTGGAGAGATTGCCGCGTTCCACGAGGCGGACGTTATAACTTCGTGCGCGATGTTCTACGATTTGGACGATCCCAAGCGTTTCGTCAGAGACATCTACAAGTGCCTGAGCCCGGACGGAGTCTGGATCAACCAGCTGAACGACTCTCCCACCATGCTTCAGATGAACGACTTCGGGGCGATCTGCCTGCCTCCGAATGGGCTTGTCATGGCAGAGCGGGGAGCGGTTCCCATCGCGGACATCAAGGTTGGAGAACGAGTCCTTACCCATCGCGGGCGCTACAAGCCGGTTGTGGAAACGATGAAGCGCGAGTTTCACGGCAATCTGGTGAAACTGCGAGCGTACGGTTTTGGGGCGGATACGATTCTCACCGACAACCATCCGGTGCTTGTCTACGGCGAAGAAGGGAATCGCTGGATTGCGGCCGGCGAGATCAAGGTGGGGGACAGAGTTGGCAGGCCGGTTATCCGCAAGAGGACCGATGTTCAAACCGTGGCGATGAAGTGTGGTCATGGCAGGCAAGGCATGGACTACGAACCGGTGGCTTTGGACGACGACCTGCTCACGGTCGCTGGCTACTACCTTGCTGAAGGATTTGTCCATAAGGGCGCGAGCACGGTCAAGGCGACGTTTACGTTCGGCCTCAACGAAAGCGAAGTCGGACTAGCAGGTGACTGCGCCGAGAGAATCAGGAGGATCGGATTCTCTGCCCACCAGCGCAAGGCCGCGACCTCCAACACAGTGACTGCCTGCGGGGGGATCGCTCGCTGGCTCAAAGAGACGTTCGGGACTGGAAGCGCCAGGAAGGATGTTCCGGCGTGGGTGGTCTCGCTCCCTAACGAGAAGTTGTCGGCCCTGTACCGTGGATACATGGCTGGCGACGGATACGCCTATCGAGAGTCGTACATGAGAGCCAGCACCGTCTCGGCTAACCTGGCGAGAAGCGTGTCGATGGTGGCGGCCAACCTTGGGTTCTGTGCGTCGATCTCCGCCCAAAAGCGCCCCGCGCTCTGTGTCGTTGGCGGAAGAACGGTCAACCAACGTCCGCTTTGGGACGTATTGGTGCGCGAGAAATCCAAGAAATCCATCAAGGTAAACAACGATGGGGAGTTTCAGTGGGGGGTGATTCGAGCAGTGTCTAGCGTTCCCCACGACGGTGACGTTTACAACATCTCTGTTTTGGACGACCACAGTTATGTCACGCCGGGGATGACGGTTCACAACTGCCACGAGCACCTGACCTACTGGGACGTTCTGAGCTTGGACCGGCTCTATACCGCCTGCGGCCTCACCATCGTGGACATCTCTCATAACCAAGTGAACGGCGGATCGATGCGGGTCACGGCCATGAAGCACGGCACCCACGTTAACCTGATCGGGGCGAGGTGGGTCAACTACCTGGACGCGGTCAAGTTTGGGAAACGAGTGGTGAAGTGGAAGAAGAACATGAAGCAGCTGCTGGACTCGATCACCTCCCCGATCTGGCTTTACGGGGCCTCGACCAAGGGCTGCGTGATGCTCCAGTACCTGGACCACAACCAGGGGTTTGTGGGGATTGCGGACCGCAACCCGGCCAAGTTCGGGCTGCATATGTCGGGCTGCTGGGTTCCGGTGGTGGACGAGGCCACCATGCGCCGGGAAAAGCCCGAGTATATTTTTGTCCTGCCCTGGGCTTTCAAGTCCGAGTTCGTCGAGAGAGAGCGAGAGTTGCTGGGCTCGGGAAGCACCCTTATTTTTCCGCTGCCGCAGATCGAGCTGGTCCTGTAACTCCAAGGAGGCAACATGGCACAGAGAGGCATCGAAGTGATCGTGGCGATCATTCTCCCTGACGGACCGGGGACTTCGTTCCGTGAGGTCTACGACCCCGACATCACCCCGGGCTTGTTGAGTTACGGTGTGGCGGCCCGAGTCCAGAAGGCGGTCAAGAAACTGAGGAAGCCCAAGAAGGCCCCAGAGGCATGAAGTTCTACTCCGACAACCAGGTTGACCGCATTGTGGCACCGCTGCTGCCGGAGTTTGGCTATGCTGTGGATGTGGGTGCGAACGACGGGCTGATTCTCAGCAACTCGCTCCATTTCGAGGACAAGGGCTGGTACGTCCTTTGTGTAGAGCCCAACCCTGAACTGGCTGGTGTCGGCCGCAAAAGACGAAAACTATGGCGCGAGTTGGCGTGTGGGGCCGAGGACCATGATGCGATGCCGTTTACCTACTATGGCGGCTACCCCTACGCCAGCAACTCATCGCTTGGCCCTCGCCATGGATACATGTCCAACCATGCGGGCATCACCTCCCAGGTCAAAGTGCGAAGACTAGACACCTTGCTTGAAGAGGCCGGGTTCCCGAGGCTGGACTACCTGACCATCGACGTTGAAGGCTGGGAGCAAGAGGTGCTGGCGGGCCTGAGCTTGGACCGCTGGCAGCCGCTCGTCATCGTGAGTGAAGATCTGTTTGGCAAATATCCATCCCCTCCGGGCTACGATGAGGTTGGCCGGTATGAGTTTGACCGGGTGTTCCAGAGGAAGGCGTGAAGCGGGTGGCGGTTCTATGCCCGACCCGTTCTCGGCCGGAGTCGTTTGCTAGGCTGGCAGAGTCGATCAGGGCGACCAGTTCCGCTCGGTTGCTGGTCTGTCTGGACGACGACACGGCTGCAAGCTACGGTGAGGTGTTGGGCCGGACTTCCGGTGTCTCGGCTCACATTCGGGATCGGGCTGGGCTGGTAGAAAAGGTCAACTGGCTGGTTGAGCAGGAGCCGGACTACGACCTCTACGGGATCATGCCGGACGACTGCGTGGTGATGACTCCGGGCTGGGATGACTACGCCTTGGAGATGGTCGAGCAGTACCCGTACTGCGTTGTTTCCCCCTACCACAACTTCGGCAACCACATAGACCTACCCTTTGTCAGCCGAGCCTGGATTGAAGCCTTGGGTTGGTACGCTTGCCCCGATTGCTACCACTACTGCTGGCCGATCATCACTGGGTTGATTGGGGAGATGACCGCGATCTGCCACTGCCCCAAGGATTCTTTTGGCATCGTGTACACCGAGAACGATGTGAACCGGGCCTGGCAGGTAGAAGACGCGCAGGCGTTTTTCGAGTATGTGAGCCTGAAACTGCCGGTGGCGGTCGAGCGAATCAGGCAGGCGATGACCAGGAGCGAGATATGTCCATGATGGTGGACCCGGCCAAGAAGTGGTGGCCTCCCAACGGCTACCTCTCCCGCTGGATTGTCGATCAGTTCCCCTCGGGCTATCGGGGCTATGCGATCGATGTCGGAGCCAGCGACGGAGTGAGCATCAACACCACCTTTACCTTGGAGAAGACCCACAACTGGACGGTGGTGAGTGTAGAGCCCAACTCGGTATTTCACCCCTACCTGATCGCCCAACGCGCGATGGTGGAGAAGTGCGCCTGCGATTCCACCTCAGGAGAAGCGGTCCTGCATGTCTACCAGCCCAACGAGGAAGCCTACAGCGCGTTGCGGCCCAACAAGAAGAAGCCTGACCAGCCAGGGCCTTGGGATACCATGGTGGTTAAGGTCAAGACGCTGGAAGAGATCATCGCCCAGTGGGAGTTCCCTCGGCTCGATGCGCTCTGTATCGATGTTGAGGGCAACGAGATCGACGTGCTCAAGGGCTGCGATCTCGAAAAGTGGCGGCCCAGGGCGGTGATTGCCGAGTGCTGGGACGGCCCGGACGGTCTACAGGACTTCCTCGGCCCGGCCTACAAGCTCTGCCATCGGTCGGTTGACAACTACTGCTTTCTGAGGGAGGCAGCGTGAGAAACGTAGTGATGACGGCCCCGGGCAAACTCGGAGATGCCATCCACCAGATCCCGGTGGCCTACTGGTACGCCAAGGAAAATGGCATCAAGCTCCATATGTGGCTCGACAAGCACACCTGTAGGCCCCTGGTTCCGCTCTTGGAAGCCCAGCCGTGGGTGGAAAGCGTGGAACTGAAGGAAGGCATCGAGTCATGGCACATGGGCGGGCAGCCGTTCCACTTCAACTTGAGCACCAACAACCACATCGAACACCAGATCTTCCACCTGGGGCTGAGGCAGTTCCCGCAACGGCAGTTGACCCTGGAGTGTGTCGAGCACAGCAAAGTGCCCCTGGAGGTGGACCAGTACGCGCTGGCTTCGACCCCGTGTTTCGAAGTTCCGGTAGTGGAAAGTGTTACGGTGCGTAAAGACGGCGAACTCAAGGAGTTGTCCCTGGAAGGCAAGAGCATCTGCCTACTCCACGGCCAGGGAATATGCGCTCACACCAAGAGCACTCCTGGCTTCTGGCGCTTCCTGCACTCGATCCGCAAGGAACTCAGGGAAAGGTTCGACGAGGTGATCTTCGTCGGCTCGGACCGGGACCGGGAAGTCGGGGTTAGCGCCTACCCCTACTTTTCCAGTTACGACGACCAAGGAGGCTTCCTGGAGCTTGCCAGGCTGATGAACCGGGCCAGTTTGGTAGTTGGGGTCGGGAGCAGCGTGATCGTGCTTGCAGGGGCCTTGAAGGTGCCGGGGATTCGAGTCCATGACCCGATCGGGGATCACCCACGCACGATCTGGGACAACTTGGGCTCGAATCAGCTCAACCGAACCGAGGTCGATCTTCGCACCGATTGGGCTGAGTTCAGGGACAAGTGGCTGGGGGTGCCGGTTGTCTGACAGTCTCGGCTCGCTCGTAGATAAGCTGATCACCACCAGCACGAAACTTTGGCACGTTCAAGACGTGGTTCACCACGCCGCCTCCATGGGAGAAGGCTTGGACGCCGACACTGTCCAGAAACTTGCTATCCTGAACCTAGAGCGCAACCGGCTGATGACCGAGATCGACGAGACCCTGGATGAAGCCGTCAAAGCCGGTGGGGCGCAAGTGGATGCCCGCATAAAGTTGGTACATGATTCATCCTAGCAAGAGCGTTCGGGAATGCGTTAGATGCGCTAAGTGGGTCGCGCTAGATTTTTTCTATAGGCGGCAAGGAAGGCCTCACGGTTGGTGCAGACCATGCACGCTGCTCTACATGAAGGCGCGTCGCAGGCGACTTGCAAAAGAGAACAGGGAGAAGGCGAGGGCGTACCGAATCGCTAACTATTCTGCGGTGCTGGAGAGACAGGCGGCCTGGAGAGCGGCCAATCGCTGGTATCGTAGGGCGAGTCGGAAAGGTGTCCAGGCGCGAGACGCGGTTTATCGGGCCGTAAAGTCTGGCAAACTCATTAAGCCCGACCGGTGTTCGATGTGTGGCCGGGATTCTGGTGGTCCTGGATGGAGGATCGAGGCCCATCATGAGGACCACTCCAAGTGGCTTGAGGTGGTTTGGCTTTGTCGCGGTTGTCACGGTCTCACAAGACGTGTTGATAGAATGGCTTGACGAGCCGAGAATCAAGCCGTAGCTTAGAGACGGTTCCAGGGAGGAACGTCCCAAGATGCAGGGAAAGCAGCCAGACGGCCGGATCGATCGCGCCTCGACGCCGATCTCAGGTCCAAGCTGGGCGTCCATCATCGACCTCGTAGACCAGAGGCGGCAAGATTCCTTGCGCTATAACCAAGGGGTCTTCAGCAAGCTCCAGCGTTTCTACGACAACTACCGGGGCTACTGGCAGGGACGAGCCAACCAGTTTAGGAACCAAGTCACCATCCCCTTCACCTTTGCCATGATCCAGAGCAACGTGGCGCGGAAGGTGCAGTCGGTCTTCGGCCCCGACCCGGTGAGTTTCGAAGCCACGGCACCTGAGGACATGGACTCGGCCCGCAAGGTCCAGGCCCTGGTGGCCCAGGAGATGGAAGACTGCGATTCGATGCTCAAGGGGGTGGACTTCTTCCTAATGGAAGCTATTTGCGGGGTGGCAGTGTGCCGGCTGGGTTGGAAGAACACCACCCGCAAGAACCGCTACCGCAAACTAGAGACCGTGGCCCCGGGGATGAACATCCCGGTGATGTACGAGGAAAACGCCACGCTCTTTAACGGTCCCACCTGGGAGCCGATCGACCGCTTGGACTTCTGGCAAGAGCCGGCCAAGACGCGCATCGATGACATGGACTGGGTCATACACCGCTACTGGATGGACTACGACAACCTGTTGGACGACGCCAACAGTCCGATGCCCTACTTCGACCCTCGGGCGGTCCGGCTGCTCAAGGACTACCCGTTAACCGGCAGCGGTCACAACGAGTGGACCCAAAGAAAGGTCACGTTCAGGAACGAGTACGACTACCAAGCCAGGGCTTCTCAGCGCTTTAGTAAGCCAGTCGAGATCTGGGAGATGCACGGTTTGGTTCCCAGAGAGTTTGCCGCAGACGGATACCGGCACCGCTGTATCGCGATCGGCAACGAGCGGGTGGTGCTGAAGAACCGAGAAGGCCCGATGGGGAACCAGCAGTTGCCGTTCCTCTCTCACTGCTCGATGCCCGATCCTTACAGCTTCGACGGGGTGGGGAAGGCCGAAGTCGCTTACGGCCCTCAGAGAACGGCAGACCGGATCAACAACCAAAGGCTGGACTTGATCGACCTGATCATCGACCCGCCGATCCTGGCCAACTCGGCGGTGGGGCTGAACACCCAGAACCTGTTCTCCAGAGCCGGGAGGGTATTCCTGCTCGACGGTCCGGTGGGGGACGAGAACATTCGCCCGCTTCAGTACGACTTGAGAGGACTTCAAGTCGGAGCGTCCGAGATCGGCGAGTTGTTCTCGATGATGCAGTTGGGGACCGGAGAGACCGAGGCGCTGATGGGACTCACCGGGCAGTCGAGAGAGACCGCCAGAGGTTTCTTGGGACGCCAGGAGAACGCGCTGACGAGGATGTCCTTGGAGACCAACCTGGCCGAGAAGGGCTTCGTCGAGAAGCTAGCCAACGCCTTCCACCGCATGAACCGGCTATGGCTGCCGCTTCCCGCCCAGGTCGCAAGGCTGGGAAGTGTGGCGACCACCGACAAGATCACCGGGCTACCGATCAGCGAGCCGGAGGAAGTCAACTATGACGACTTGAACGCGGACTTCAGGATCAGAGCAGTCGGGGCCAGCCGCATGATGGGCAAGGCCAACCGCCAGCAGAGTTACATCCAGTTGCTTCAGATCCTGTCTTCCAACCCGGTGATGATGCAGATCGTCAACTGGCCCAACATGGCCCGTGAAGGCTTCGAGCTGTTCGACTTCAAGAACATCAACGAGTTACTGGTCCAGCAGCAGGTCCCGCTGATCAACCAGCAAGCCGTGCAGCAAAACGGCGGTGGACCAGAAGGACAAGGGCTGGAACAGCTTGACCCGCAGATCCTGGGCCAGATGTTCAACGCCCAGCCAGTATCTCAACTTCAGGGGACTGCATGACCGAAGACCAGATCCAGAAAGTCATCGTCACGGTTTCATCGGCTGGCTGGAAAGAAGTCATGCAACCCGCCTACGCGAACCGTGCGCGGGCCGCCCTGACAGCCTTGGCCCTTGACACTTCCGAACGCAAAGTAGCTGGCGGAGAGTTCAAGGACATGGAAGACCCCCAGCTAAGAGCCATCATTCGCGAGTGCGAGTGGATGCTCGGGGTATGGCACAACCAGATCAACGTGTATCACCAGAACCGCGCCCGCGACGAACTCGCGCAGCGCCAGAACGGGGCTGACTCCCCGCTCATCCCTGCGGCGAACCCGTAGAGGAAGGAACTAGGACATGCCCGAAGACCAGTCAGCACAGCAGCCGCTCAACCCCGACTTGATGGGCTATCCGTCAGTCGAAGCGTTGGTGGCGGCCAAACGAGCGAGCGACCAGGAGGCCCAGAGACTCAAGGGGCGCGCGGACCGCGCCGACGAGTTGGAAGCCCAACTGTCGCGAGCGGCCCAGAACGCCTTCGCGGCGACCCCGCGCCAGGACGTTCCCGACCGCTCCAAGCCCGGCTGGTACCAGCGTTTGGAAACCTTGGGGGTGCCGCCCGACGACATTCGGGAGGCGATCCGCGACGAAGCCCGTGGGCTGGTGCAGGAAGAACTGCAGCCGCTCTACCAGATGGGCCAAGCGCGGACCCAGGTACTGGGCAAGCACAAGGACTACGCTCAGTTCGAGGCTGAGATCGGGCAGTGGATCAACTCCGACCAAAAGAGAGCTGAGACGTACGGCAGAGTATTCAAGGCGGACCCGGTAGCGGCGTTCGAGTGGGCCTACCACGAGTTCGGTGCCGATCGCAGGCAGCAGTACCAGACGGGAAACGGTGGCGAGCCGCCGCGTGCTGACGGCGCGGTACACGCCCAGATTCCCAGCCAGCGTTCTGGAGACAGTCGGCAGCAGCAGTACAACGCCGACATCGGACTGGAGCAAGCAGCTCAGGCCTACCGTGAGAACCCGACCCGGATGACCGCCGAGGCCTATGCCAAGCAACGTCTCAAGGGAATCGTCACAGATGAGCACCTGTTTGGAGGTATGCCCGGTCGATAGGGCAACAGGTAGCTTGGAGGCCATAAGGACATGGCTGCACCAGCAGGAGCAATCCAGACCTATCAAGTAGGCTTTTGGCCCTCGGTCACTGCACCTACGCACGAGGACTTGATGGACATCTGCACCATCTTGGACTCGTATCAGACTCCACTTTGGAGCACCTCTCCGAAGGTCAGAGCCAAGGACGTGATCCACAGTTGGACCGTGGACACGCTGGGTGCTACGGCCACGGCGGGGGCCATTGATGGCGACGACTTCACCGCGACCGCGACGGCTTCCACGCCGACCCGGCTGGTGAACGTCTGTCAGACCTTTGATGGCGAAGTGGTGGTCTCGGACCGCGAGCGCGAGAGTAACGTGGCTGGCATCCGGGACATGTACGAACACCAGGTGATGAAGCGGTTCAAGGAGATCGCTCGTAACGCCGAGGCGCGGTTCTTCGCCACCACCATCGCCGTAAGTTCTTCGGCCACCGGTGATGGCGCGAACGCTTCGCGGCTCAAGAGCTTCCTGGGCTTCGGCATCATCACCGCTGCGTCGGCTTCGGGCGGCGTGACTACCGCAGACATCGTCACGCTCTCGGAGAGCCTGTTCAACCAGGGTGCCGAGCCGGACTCGATCTGGTTCGCGCCCGCATCGAAGCGTCAGTTCGTCAACGCCACCATCTCTGCAGGCTCGGGAAACGTCAGGAACATCGCCGCGACCGACCAGAAGCTGGTGGCTAACGTGGACGTGTTCGAGACCCCGTTCAACCAGCTGTACGCCATCATCACCGACCGCTTCATCCCGCTTTCGACCAACTCGGCCTCCGGGGCCTACTACATCGGAGACCGCAGCATGGCCAAGATCGCGGTGTGGCGTCCGCCCCAGCATAAGCCGATGGGCAAGAACGGCGATCACACCAGGGGCCTCGTGCTCATGGACGTAACGCTTCAGCTCGATCACCCAAGTGCTTGGGCTGCAATGACGGGTGTTACGAATGGGTAACGCTCGGCCTTGAAGTATAACGACTTACGTGATAGACTGCGTGCGGGTACCCAATCTACACCACGCAGTCGTCACGGAGGTTGTTGTGCCGAAGAAGCTTGGCGACAAGTATGACAGATGGAACATCGAACTCGCACGGATGGATAAGGTGGATGGTTGTTGGATCTGGAAGGGGACAAGAGCGCCAAATGGGTATGGCCGGTTTTTTGTGGGACGGTTCGACCATCAGGTGCGATGGATGCCAGCTCATCGTTTCTCCTGGGACTACCATCATGGGCCGATCCCGCTGGGTCTGTGTGTCTGTCATACGTGCGATCAAAAGCTTTGCATTAACCCTGCCCACCTGTTTATCGGGACTCACGGCGAGAACATGCGAGATCGAAACGAGAAGCGTCGTCAGGCCAGGGGAGAGGGGCATGGAGTTGCCAAGCTGGACGACCTGACGGTCCAGTGGATTCGCTCGCAGCATCGTAGCGGGCGAGGCCACAAGAGAATCGCCAGAGACCTCGGGGTGAACAAGTCAACGGTTGCCAGGGTGTTGAAAGGCGAAACCTGGAAGCACGTCAAGGAGGCATGAGATGCAGGGTGACCAAGTTCGAGCTCTAAGAATCCTCGCCGAAGCAAAGGGCTGGGACCCCAGCAAGATCGACGGCAAGCCGATCGAGGTGGGGCTGACGATCAGGAAGCCGAATAGCACGGGCGACGTGTCGCTGAGCCCGTTCCCGGGACCTCCGGGCGACGCGGCCACTTACGACAACCCGGAGATGTCCTCGGCGGTGACTTGGTCCGATCCGGGAGAGCAGACCAACGCCGACCGGCGCACCAAGAACGCCAACCCGGTCGCAGGCATGCCGGGGGCCTGATGAGCTTCTTCTATGGCTAGGCCACGGGAACCGTTGGCGGGCAGGTTTTGGGCCAAGGTTCAAATGATCCCGTTTCATCCGTGCTGGGAATGGGCCGGCTCGCAGGGCAACGGCTATGGGCAAATCGGCGCTGGCGGTGGTGAGGCTGGATCGATTGGCGCACACCGAGCATCGTGGCTGATTCACCACGGTCCAATCCCGGATGGGGTGTTCGTTCTGCATCGGTGCGACAACAAGACCTGTGTTAACCCAGACCACCTATTTCTGGGGACGCCCGGTGACAATATGCGGGACAAGGTGGCCAAGGGCAGGCACAACTCGCCGCGCGGCGAACGGCATTGGAGAACGCGGCGCAGGATGGAGGATCAATGTCTTTCTTTGTAGGCCGCAACCTGGCGCTGGCAGACGAGTTACTGGACTCGGACATGCTGATGAAGGCCGACCCCGACCTTTATGGGCCGAGGTTCGACGCTATCAAGGAACTCCGGGACCAGGACGACGGCACCGGCTATAAGGGGCACGAGTTCCGCCGCGTTGCGAGCTTGGTCAACGTTCCTTTGGCCAATATCGCCGGCATCCTGGAGCCCGAGTGGATGAAAAACAAACGCGCTTTTTATGCGTGGCTGGACCGAGGCGAGAATCGAAGGTATGTAACGTATGATCGTCGCAAGGGCAAGAAGCGGTCTGACATGGTGACGTTCCAGGACGGACGCGAAGTGTGACCACGATCGATCGATTCTGGAAAAGGGTTCGCAAGACCGAGTCGTGCTGGATTTGGACTGGAACGGCGACCCGGAAAGGCTACGGGACCTTCTATCTATGGCAGAACGTGCCGATCCGTAGTCATCGGTTCTCGTGGATGATTCACTTCGGAGACGTTCCCGAGGAATCGCTGGTTTGCCATCACTGCGACAATCGACTCTGTGTTAGGCCGGACCATCTGTTTGTTGGATCGCATCTCGATAACCAGCGCGACAAGGTTGAGAAGCGGCGTCATGCTCGTGGTTCCAGGATTGCGAATGCGAAGTTGGACAACGATCGTGCGCGGGCCATTCTCAAGCGGATCTTTCATGGCGACTCTCATTCGCGGATTGCCAGGGATTTTGGTGTAAGTGCGTCAACCGTGTCGCTCATTTCGCGTGGCAAGCGATGGGCGCACGTCTTTGAGGAGGTGTGACATGGGAGTCAAGATGTCCGGTGGATCAAGCGGCAACCGGTTCGACTCGCTGGCGAAGTCTCCAGGACACGACAGCCAGCCGATCGAGGACACCGCCAACAACTCAGGCATGGTTCCGGGGGTGAGCTTCCCCAGCCAGAACACCGGCAACCGCGAAGGGCCGTTTCCCTGTGATGTTCCCGAGGGCGGCAGCAACCCGATCACCGCAGGCGGAGACCCAGGGGCACATGGTTCCAACGCCGCCCCTGGGGACATCTTTAAGGGCGTGGACGAGACTCCGGGTCTGTGATGGCTAGGCCAGCGCCAAAGAGGCGTGGTGTCACCGGGAGGGCGGGAGGGTATGCCGCCGACGTAGACACCGCAGGCATGGACCCGGCCATGATCGCTCAGTTGACCGGGACCAGGGCCAACAAGGTGGAGTCTGACTACATCAAGGGAACCGGCAGGAAGTCTGCGGTGGAAGCCGTCAAACGCGCCAGAAGGGCAAACAAACAACCACCGCTCATGGAGGGCTAGTGCGCGGGTCGATGACGGATCGGTTCTGGTCTAGGGTGACCAAGATCGATACCTGCTGGTTGTGGCAGGGAAAGCCCATGAAGGTTGGTTATGGGTACATTTCCGACGAGAGCGGCAAGGATTCTTACGCCCATCGGGTTTCTTGGATCATGCATAACGGTCCGATCCCCGCTGGGTCTTGCGTGCTCCACAAATGCGACGTGCGCTTGTGTGTAAATCCTGAACACCTGTTCCTCGGCACGCGGACCGATAACCAGCAGGACGCCGCCAACAAGGGCAGGCTGCCGCACGGAGAGAAGCACTGGAACACAAAACTTTCAGATGACGACGTGTTGGGGATCATCGACTACGTTAAGGATGGAATCAGTCATTCTCGAACCGCCAAGATGTTTGGCGTATGTCGTCAGACGGTCGGCTCAATCATGAGCGGGCGTATCCGACGGCGAACCTCTGAGGGGGTGGTGCCTGCTTGAGTACGTCTCCGCTTAAGGTGTTTACGGTTTGGCCGTGGGGGACTACGGCGTCCTTTTTACTATAGGTTGGGCGTGCCGCTCTTGACGGCGCGAGACCTGGGGCTTCCGGTGCAGGTGGTGATCGATCGCAACGGGGTCACGGAAGACCCGCAGAAGCGCATCATGGCGATGTGCGATGCGGATGTCTGCCTGTTCTACCAGCCGGTAGGCGAGAGCGCGATCCAGAACATCCGCAACATCCAGAGCTTCATCCCTTCCAAACGAGAAGGTACCTGGAAGTGGCCGCCTTCGGTGATCCTGGAGTCGGACGACAACCTGTTCAACGTCAGCCCTCTAAACCAGGCGTTCAAGACCCTGGGGGTCAAGGACATGAACGGGGAGTTGATTCCGCTCGGGCACCACATCGGGGTGATGCAGGAGGGTGAGCGTCGGGTGTTGTGGAAGGATGGAGAGAACGGATTCAGCCTGCTGAAGAACCGCCAGCAGATCGCGGCATGGAAGCAACTACTGGAGATGGCCGACGCGGTGACGGTCAGCACTCCGGCAGTCAAAGAGTCGATCGAGAAGGACGCCACCCCCTACCGCTGCGAGGTATTCCCCAACCTGGTCAGGTTCGGAGACTACGAGCAGGTAGACCTCAAGGAGTCGGACAAGATCAACATCCTGTGGCAAGGCGGGATGGCTCACTACGAGGACTGGTACCCTCTAAGAGAAGCCTTGGGCAACATCACCCAGAAGTACCCGCAGGTCCACTGGACCATCTGGGGGGCGATGTTCCCGTGGGTCAAGGAGCTAGTCCCTGCCCACCGCTACACTTACAAGGCCTGGTGCCACTATGAGGAATACAAGCTCAGGCTGGCGATGATCGGGCACGACATCAACCTGGCCCCGTTGTCTGACAACATCTTCAACCGCTGCCGTAGTGCCATCAAGTTCTACGAGTCGAGTGTCTTGAAGAATCCTGCTGCGACGCTGGCCCAGAACACCGGGGCCTACAAGGCAGAGGTGCAGGACGGAGAGACCGGGCTGCTGTTCAACGACCCGCAGGAGTTCGAGGACAAGCTGGGTCTCTTGATCGAAAACGAGATCGAGCGCAAGCGGCTGGCTTCCAACGCCAAGGACTGGGTGAACGACAACCGCAACGCCATCCACGAAGTCCCCAAGTGGGTGCAGTACTGGGAGAGACTGCGCGAGGAGCGCAAGACCGAGCAGCCGCACCCGACCGACGAACACTTTTCCGAGATCGAGGCGGAAGCCATGGCGGAGGACTCGCAGCAACTGGTAGGAGTCTAAATGGCCTTGTTCAACCCCTCGACGATCGCCTGGAACTCGGCAGTCCAGATCGTTGCCGACTCGGCTGGGGTATCTGCCGACTCCGAGATGACCCAGCGCGCCCACCGTTCTCTCAGGGCAGCGTTTCAGTTTCTGGGCGGAAAGCAGCGTTGGGACTTCCTGAGAGTCGAGGCGGCCCCGATCTCGGTGATCGCTCCGTTTTCTATTACCGGCATCTCTGCTTCGGCGGGGGTAGCTTCCGCCGCTGCCCCGGCTGGGCACGGCTTCTTGGTTGACGACTACATCTTGGGGTCGGGGCTGATCCAGGGCATGCGGGTCTCGGCCACCGCTGCCGGTGGGATCGGTCTGGCCACGGCGATCTCGGGTTTGGCTGCCGGAGTCAACGTCATCACGGCTACCGGGGTGCGGGACTTCTATGACCTGCCCTCGGATACGCGCGGGATCTACACCGTCAGGCTGTCTTCCAGCAACAAGCCGCTCCAGTACGCCGGCAGAAGGTTCTACGACCGCACCGTAGCCGACGAAGTGGCGTCGAGCACTCCGAGTCACTATGACCTGTTCTCTCAAGGGGCCAAGGGAAAGATCCGGCTCTTGCCTCCCCCTGGAGGCGCTGGGGTGCTCCAGATCCGCTATTACAAGCGTTTCTTCCTGGCCTCGGCTTCCGCCATGACCTCGGCCCTGGACATCCTGGAGGACTACGAGGAAACGCCGATCGCGTGGGCCAAGTGGCATTTCCTGACCGATAAGGGGGAAGGGAGGAAGGATCAGGCCAACACCTGGCTGTCTCTCTCTCAGGAAGGTCTGAAGTCGATGGTGTCCGAGCAGAGCAACTTGCCGGACGAGGATCTGGTGATCATGCCTGGATACGTTGGCGGCTGGCCCAACGTCAACGATACCCGCGCTTTGGACTGGAGCTACAGTTGAACGCGCCTCCACGTTCTGTGCAGGACGATTTTGCTGATGGTGGCTTGTATGACGTCAAAACGTTTGGCAATGGCCACCTGTGTCAGTCCACCAGCATGGAGTCGGCGGATTTCTATGGCCTGACTGGCGGTGAGTTTTGCGGACCTGGATCTCTCGCTGGACGGGCCAACGATACCTTGGCGTCCCTTGCGCCTCATATCGGCAAGGTTGTCTGCGCAGGTGCCGGTGAAGAGGTGGTCGGTTCTGACGCATGGCGGGTTATCACAGTGGTGACAGACCATGAGACCCGCTGGGATGGGGCCATTGCCCAGTTCCCAGGCGACTCGGTGAGCGACAAGCCATCTTTGATTCCTCATGAGGCGGCCATAGCCGGAGTTGTTTCGATTCCCGATCCAGAGCCAACATCCTTCGGCCTTATGTACCTTAGCCCAGAAACGGCGGACATGTTCTTCTTGGGTAAGTGGAGGCCAGCCACCTCTGCGATTTGGCCCACGGACGCGGTTTGCCATGGGTCTTATTGTAGCACGTATTCCCACTACGACTACACATGATATGGCCAGGATCGAGGAGTCGTTGGATGGCGGGTTGTGGACTTCGCCCGACCCCGCGATGCTCGACAAGGGGCAGCTGTCCGGGGTTCAGAACGGGGTCTACCTGCCGGGCAAGGGGGCGCTGCAGAGAGCCCGGGGCAGGTCGGTGTTTGGTACGGCTTCGGCTGAGGGCGTGGACGTTGTAGGACTGCGGGACATGGAGTTCGACAACGGCGACCACTACCTGGTGGCGATCGCTTCGACCACCGCCTTGACCGCGGTGGTGGCAGACACCAACAACTTCATCTCCGCGACGGCGTTCGATTCCAGTCCGTCTCAACTGGAAGTCGCCCACTACAGGAACCGCTTCTACCTGCTGCCTGGGACTTCGGCAGACGCCAGCGCCATCGGCACCAACAAAGTGGCGTATCTAAGCGCGACTGCTGCCGCCAACCCGATCCAGTTCCGTCAGCACGGCATGCTGCCGGTGATCGCTGCGCCGTCGGCCTCAGCCTCGGCTGGGACGTTCTCTCAGACGGTCACGGGCTACTACGAGTACTGGACCACCGAGGTGGCCAAGGTTGTACAAGACGGGTCCCCGATTTTGTTGGAGTCTGCTTTTGCCGCCGACACCAACCCGACCACGGTATTCGTGTCCAGCACCGGCATGGCCCCGGTGATCTCGATGCCAGCGATCAGGAACTCGGGGTTCACCACTCACTGGAGGGTCTACCGCAGCACCAAGAAGGACAAGGAGTCCGACCGCCGCTTCCCGACCGGGTTCATGATCGGAGAGGCGTCCACGGCCACCGCCAACCAGACCGACACCTCAACGGTAGCTTCGGCCGCGGCGTTTCCAGCTAGCTTCAACTCTAGCGCTCCGTTCGCCAGCTTCGCCTCGGCTTCCAGCATGGCGTCTGACAACACGGCTTACGCCTCTGCCACAGTTGGAGGGCTGGGCTTTGAGATCTCTCAGGGATGTTACGGTTTCAACTTCGGCGGGTTCTCAGGGTCGGTAAAGGGCATCAAGGTGGAGGTGGAGGCCTACGCCACGGCGGCGGGGATGCTGCCGGTGCCGGTGACGGTTAAGATCGGGAATCGCAGAACTGACGGGTCGTTTGGTCTTTACTCTATATCCCCACAGCCGAGATTCGCGGCCAAGTCGGGGCTCATCACCAGCAGCAGCTCGGCGTCTCCTACCCTTATCACGCTGGGAGGCGAGGCGGACAGATGGTTCGCATCGAACAACCCGGAACCGATGAAGGACATTGATTTTGGCAGCGACTTCATGGCGGTGGTGTCGCTGTCCAAGCCTGGGGCTGTGGTGGGGGTGGACTTCGTCAGGACCACGGTCTACTACTCGGGCTCGGTGGACTCGACGGTGGTGTTCCCCACGGTGGTCTACACCTTCGGCGACATCGTCTCTCAAGTCGCAAAGAACCATCCTCCCAGCAGCGCCAGCACCGGGGATCTGTTCGAAGACTCGCTGGTGATCAACGACGTGGACAACCCAGCCTTGATCCGCTGGAGCTTCCCAGGGGAGCCGGAGTATTTCCCGCCGACTTACTTCCTGGACTTCGAGACCCGAGAGAACGACCGAGTACGGCTGATCCGGGTAGTCAACTCTCAGCTGGTGGTGATGCTCGATTCTTCGGCATGGCGGGTGAACTACCTGCCTAGCGAGCGCGACTCCAGCTTCGACAGGGGCAAGGCCGTTGCGCCGATCTCTCGTACTTACGGCTGCGTGAACCCGATGTGTGCCTGTACCTTCTCGATGGACGGATCTACTGAGTTGCTGGCGTTTGTGAGCAACAACGGTATCCATGTTACGGAAGGCTACAGCTTCGACACCCAAACTGACGGCCTGGACTGGCGCGGCGTGATCTCTTCGTCGTCCACTTCGACGCCAATCTGCTTGATCAACGACCGGGAACGGCAGGAACTGGTGTTCTACTTCCAGAACGACTCGTTCACCAACGAGACCTACAAGGCCCTGCACCTGAGCTACGCGCCCGAGCACCTGACCCTGGGACCAGACCGCAGACCTAAGCTCAAGATCTCGGGGCTAGTGAACCTGCGGAACTTCGACTCGGGGACTTCTGGCAGAGCCAACCTCAAGAGTGCCTGGCCGGTGCAGAGAAGCAACGGGGTCACGGACATATACCTGGGCTACGGCGGGGCCAGCACGGCGACGGCTGCAGGGGCTGGGAAGGTCTACCGTGAGACAGGATCGACGATCCCGGCCCAGGACGACCGGCTGGCCTATGTGACCCGCAGGATGTACGAAGCGGGGCTTTCAAACGAGTGGCGGTTCGACGATCTTTTCGGCTACTGCGGCAGTTACGACGGTGCGCCGACCATCAGTTACACCTTGCTGGGCTGTAAAACCGATGACACCGGAGAGACCACCGGCCCGTCGAAGTCTAAGACGCTAGCCGGGCAGAAACTCCACCACGTCAACTTCGCCTTTGGCAGCGAGGGTATCCGGGTGTCGGCGGTCGTGACGGCGTCAGCGTTCGCTCAAGAGAAACTGGTGATCGATGGAGAAGGCTTCGGCCTTCAGGATAGCGGAAGATGAAACCCATGCCTTGCCTAGCCTGGCCGGGCCAGGCCGTGCCTCGCCGGGCCGCGCCATGCCCCGCCACGCCTAGGCTTGATCTGCCCGTAAAGGCTATCGCGTCCCATGCGTAATTACCAGGGTATTAGTCCCGAGACCTTGCCGTCTCCCGACGCGCGCGACTTTCAAAACCGCCTGCGCGCGATGCTGGGGCACATCGACTACTTCCTAACTGACGCCAGTTTCGGCTTCAACCGCATCATCCTGGGGCAGAACCCTGACGGGTCTGGAGACCCATTGGGTGGGGACGCGGACGGCGGGGTGTTCTTCAAGCTCAGGGGCAGGCCCGAGAACCAGATCGGCCACGGCGGGACTGGGGACGCTGGGAGCCTGACCGTGTCCTCCACCTTGAGCGGGGTGAAGGGCAAGATCTACCTGGGGACGGCTCTAGGCTCGGCCTTCGACGAGGCCAACGGTAGGCTAGGAGTTGGCACAGCGTCTCCGAGCGCGACCTTGCATGTCACCGGGTCTCAGCAAAACGACATTACGCTGCGCCCGGCCGGGACCCGGATTGTAGTTGGCGCGGAGTGGGACTGGCGCGGCCATGACGGCGGGACGGCGCTGGAGACCTACGTTGACGAGTCTACGGCCGACGACAACGACTACATCAAGGTCAAGGTTGACGGTACCGAGGACCAGTTCTCAGCGGTACTGCTGCTGCCAAGCCCAAGTTCTACTCCAGCGGCCTCCAACTCCCACGTCCTGAGAGCCAGGTATCGCAGAACTGGGACCGGTGGTACGGCCGGAAGCCCTCCAGATTTTGGCACCGGGCCAGGTATCGACGTAGCGATCTACAAGAGCGGGATCTTGGTGGCGGGCGGCACTTACATCAGCGTGGCAGAGCCCGAGCCTTCGGGCAGTTTCACCTTGGTGGAAGCGACGCTCAATGCCACCCAGATCACCAACCTCGGCGACTACCAGAACCTGGAGATCTGGTGCAACTGGACTGGTAGTTCGGCTGGAGTGGTGGCTGGTTCTGAGATGCAGTTGTCGTGGATCGAGTTGGACTGTGGCGCGGCAACTTCGATCACAGATGTCGTCCGCTTCGATGACGGCAGCGTTGATTACAGTCCGGTAGTCCGGCTCAACTCGTCATGGAAGACGATTGCCCCATCAAGTGGCACCAACGACCTGAGCCAGTGGCTGGCCAGCGACGGCACGACGGTGATGCTGGGGGTGAACTCTTCCGGGGACGTTCACGGCGGCCCAGCATCGGCGAGCCTTAACCTCCTGACCAACAGTGTCAACAACTCCACCACCGCCCGCATCCAGCTCACCTCTAGCCCGGATGTGGTCTTCGATATTCCGACCGGCACGGTGAACCCCATCACCATCGGCCTGGGGCTCGTCTCGGGCTCTTTCACCGGACTATCTCTGGCCATGGCCTTGAACTCGACGGGCGGGAACCCTTCCAGCCTGATCGTCAACAACGACGGCGGCTCGGCCTCCAGCGTCCCGTTCATCATCGAAAGGCACGCATCCCAAACCGCCGACCTGACTCGCTGGCGTGATGATGACGGCACCACCATCCTGAGTTACATCGACGCCAACGGGGTCTACAACGGCCCCATCGTGGCGACCACCATCTCGGTGATCGACAACACCTTCTCGATCCTGGACAACCTCGACAACACCAAGGTCGCCCAGTTCCAAGTCTCGGGGCTGACCACCGCGACCACGCGGACCTACACCTTCCAGGACGGCAGCATGATCCTGGCGGGCACCGACTTTGCCAACAGCTTCACCCAGACCCAGACCATCACCCAGCCATCGATCGGGGCCAACGCCCTGGAGCTGAGGCTGCTGGCGGGGGCCACCAAGAACTTCCTGGAGTGCTTCACCTCGACGCCTCAGACGGCGTTTTGGGTCGGACCCACCGGGCATACCGAGATTCTGCTGCGGTCCGATGTTGTGGGGCTGATCATCCGCGCATTCTCTCCTCAGGCCGAGGATTTGATACGAGTCGATAACAGCGCCGCCACGCGGCTGTTCCAGATCAACTCAGCCGGCGCGACCTCGGTTCGGCCTGAGGGCACCAACGTCGCCCTGACCGTGCGCCGGTCCAGCGGCGGCAGTGCCGACACCCAGCGTTGGGACAACTCCACTGGCACCATCACGGCGCTAAAAGTTGATTCATTAGCAAGGATTGTTGCCGCCCCCGACGCCCTCACGGCTACGGCAACCGGAAGGATCAACTCCTACCAGACCAGCTTCACGGGGACCACGTACCTGTCCAGCACCACCGGGACCGGCAATAGCTCGGGAGCAACCTTAGGCGCGGTTCGCATGAACGCCGCATGGTCCGAGGTTACCCAAACGGACGGGGTGGGTGCTTACACGGTCCAACGCATCAACGCAACCGTGGACAACGGGGTGAGCGGAACGCTGCTGGGCCTGGACTGCGTGATCGACATTGATGAAGATTCGGTTCTGGGCGGTGGAACCTATAGTGGGCAAGGGCTTGCTTTCCAAGTCAGCTCCAGCGGCAGCACGAACGTTGGCGCTCTGATTGGGGCCTCGGGCATCACGCTCCACCAGTCGTCCGGAACTTGCGCCAGCCAGATTGGGTACCAGTGCATCGTACGCAGCCAAACTGGGGCTGGCAAGACCACCGACATGAAGGCGGTTGTAGGCGACTGCCTCTCCAACGCCGCCATCGGTACCTACACCGGGATCTATTCTGGGATGCCGACGATGGGGGGCGGGGCGGTGTGCGACCTTGTCTATGGGGTATACATCGAGGCGCTCCCGGTGAGCACTGCGGTTACTGCGGGGTGGTCGATTTATTCGGTGGGCGGCCAGTCCTACCATCCCGGCACCGTCCAGCGGTCCTACAGCCCACTCAGCAACCTTGCTGATACCTTCACCGTACTCACGGAGTTCTTCATCACCTTAGTCGCCCACCTCAAGCTGATTTCGTCCCAACGCATCACTCTGGCGGGGACTTCCAGGATGGCGGTCATCTAACATGGCGGATATTCAGCTCGCAGTGCAGAGCACCCCGACGACGCCTTCGGCCGGGAATGCCGTGGCCTACGTGGACACCACGTCAAAGGAACTAGCCGTCAAGGACGCCAACGGGTTCATCCACGGCCGGGTCTCCAACTTCTCGACTGCAGCACAAGTACTCGCGGCTACAACGCTGACCTACATCACCGGATCCAACCTCGCCATCCCGACCGGGAAGCTCCAGATCGGAACCTGCTTCCGATGGGCGTTCAACATCACCAAGACTGCCGCGGGGGTAGCGAGCAGCACCTACGCCATCGTGGTCGGCACGGCGGGTACCACGGCCGATACGGCAAGGGTTTCGTTCACCAAGCCCGCCGGCACGGCGGTCATAGACGAGGGGCGGATCGAAGTAGCGGCCATCTGCCGTGGGCCGCTGACGGCGTCCGGGGTTATGGTCGGCGAGTTCATCCTGTCCCACACCCTGCAGACCACCGGCCACTACACTCTCCCAAGCCTGGTGCTCAACACCGTTTCCTCGGCGTTCGACGTAACTACGGCCAACCTGATCGTTGGCCTGGTGGTCACTACCGGAGCGGCCGACGCCATCACCATACAAATGGTCCAGGCTGAGGCTTGGAACCTGTAGGAGTGCCGATGCCAGCAACCGCCATCATCTTCCGCATCACCGACCTAGCGGCACCGAACAACTACGGGTACCAGTGGAAGGACGACAGCAACCAAGATGACTGGGACACCGTGGTGGCCGGAGTAACCAAGGCCGCAGCATTCACTGCCGTGGCGACCAAGTTCAACAATCTCCCTGGCGACCTGCAGCGGGTTGAGTTGGTCGGCGGATGAAACCCCGTCAACCTGAGAGCGGAGTAGAAACCAGAGTGGTTGTAAAGTAAGCTGCCGTCCGTAAGGGAGGTGGTCTGAGTGAACCCGATGCTTTTGTCCATGTTGATGAGCATGGCTCCAGGCCTGCTGTCGAGCTTGTTCGGGGACCCGAAGAAGAAGTACCTGAAGCAGGTCGGTCAACTAACTTCTCCCCAGAACGTTGGCCGGCAGACCGACCAGTTCTACCAGCAGGCCATCGCCTCACCGGCTTTCAGTCAGGCCCAAGGGTCTATCGCTGCTGGGGCCAACCAGGCCTCCAACCAGGTGGCCGCCAACCTCGCTGCCAGGGGTATCGGGACTACCGGGACTGGGGCAGTGCTGTCTGGGTTGACTCCTAGCCTGGTAGGATCTCAGCAGGCGCAACTTCGTACCTCGGCTCATACCTCGGCCCAGGAACAGGCCCAGAGGGCCATACAGGCCCAACTAGCGGCTTTGGGTGGAAGCCAGGGTCCGAGTCAGACCCAGCAGATGTTTGGGGTTGGGCTGGAAGCCTTCCTCCCCTACCTGACCAGCCTGCTCCAGTCTCGTGGTGGTGGGGGCGGGATGATGGGGCCGACTATGGGCCAACCGGGCTTCCAGTATCCGCTAGGTGGGAGATAGAGGACTAGCGCCATGCCTACCCCAGCCTTCCCGCTTGGCACCCTGACTGGGAGCATCGAGGGCGACGACCTCTTGATGAGGCAGGAAGCCCTGCGCCAGCAGCAGCAGCGGGAACTCCAAGCCCAAACTAAAGCCCTAGGACAGCAGGCCCAGCAGGCCCAAACCGACTATACCCAGGCGGCCGGTGCTCCACCACCGGACCTGTCGGCTTTGGCGTTTCTATCCTCTCTAGGGGGCGGTATCTCCGAGGTGCTGGGCAACCGCGGAGCAAGCGAGCGAGCGCAGCAGAATGTGGCCCAGACGCGGTCCAGCCAGCTACAGGCGCGGGCTCAGAACCTCCAGGCGCTAAGAGACGTGGCGCTGCGTAGAGCCGAAGAAGCCCAGCAGGCTGGGGACCTGGAAACGACCGAGAAGTACCGTCGGCAGTACGAGACTTTGGCCAAGCAGGGCGAGCTGATCAACTCCAACGCCAAGCGGGCTCAGGACTTGGAAGACCGTGAGTTTCAGGCCGAGCAGAGCCGGCTGGAACGTGTCTCCAGAGAGCGGATCGTCAATACCCGGACTACGTCTTCGTCGGGTGGGGAGGGCGTGGACGCCGACGCTATCGCTGAAGGCATCATGCGTGGGGACTTGCCTCCGGTGGGGGTCAACCTCGGCCGGGGAGGGACTTGGGCCAAGATCGTCACCAAGCTCTCAAAATCTGGCTACAAACTCGGCAAGGCCCAACAGGAGTGGCAGGCCGTCCAAAGGCACATAGCGACTCTGAACGGCCGCCAGCAGCTCCAGATTCGCACCTCGGCGACTACCGTGACAGACGCCTTGGACAACCTGGACGCCCTGAACGATCGGCTTAGCCAGTTAGTGCCCAGAAGCCAAGCTACGCTCTTGAACCGAGGTATCAACACCGCTGCCAGGGAGTGGGGTGCGGCTGGCCCGGAAGCCCAGGATATTGCTACCCAGCTGAGAGCCCAGACCGCCGACATCATCCCCGAGTTGGCTAACATCTACATGGCGGGCGGGGTGCCGACTGATCGAGCGTTGAAGTTGGCGCGCGAGACGATCAACGAGAACATGTCCCCCAACGCCTTGAAGGCCCAGACTCGCTTGGCGCGCACTAACCTCGGATACCGGATCAACGCGATCAAGAACTCGCTACCGATCACCGGCCAGGGAGGTGAGGTTCTGCCCCAAGGCGTAGCGCAGGAACCCCAGACCACCGGCAACCTGGTGCGGATGATCGACAAGCACGGCAAGGTCCGGGTCATCGACGCCTCGGAAGTCCCCGATGCCATCTCCAAGGGTGGATGGAAACGTGCCCCAGCCAAGTGAGTGGCAGCCTCATACCGAGGTAGCCGAAGAAGACTGGCAGCCTCAAACCGAGCGCACTCCGGTTAGAGAGCACACCCGCTCCCCCAAGAAGCGTCGGGGGGCAGCGGGTTTCTTGCCTGCTGCTGGTGGCATGGTCGGAGGGATCGTGGGCAAGGCTGCCGGGGTGCCAGCGGTCCCGTTTGTTGGTCCTGCTGGGCCTATCGGCGGCGGGATACTGGGTGCCGGTGTAGGTGGAGCGGCCGGAGAGGCAGCGGCCCAGCTCATCGAAGGGCAGGGGCCGAACGTAGTGCTTGGGTTCCCGGGCTTGGACCCGGGCCGGATCGGCGCTCAGTTTGGCCTTCAGGCGGGCAGCGAGGCAGCGGGGTTGGGAGTCGGCAAGCTGGCCCAGATCGGGGGGCGGCCCTTGATGCAGTGGGCCATCAAGTCCACCCCGGAAGTGGCTCAGGTGGCGATCCGCGAAGGCATCGTCGGCACCCGCAAAGGGCTGCAGAAGATCCTGACCAAGATCGGCGAGTCGGCGGACAAGACCCGGCAAGTCATCATGACCGCCACCCGCAGAGGTAGTCAGTTCCAGAGCGCAGACATCGCCGTCGAGATCGGTCGGCAACTGATCCCCGACATCGCTGGGCAAGCCCAGGTCAGCCCGGACATGAGGAAGCTACAGCAACTGAGCGGGCAGTTTCTCGCAGACCACCCGGGCATGATCCCGGCTAGCCATCTGCAGGAGATCAAGCAATCGTCCGACGCCATCGCCGGGCCGATCTATGCCCTGATCCTCAAGAAGAAGCCGGTCACGGCGGTGCAGTTGTTGAAGTACCGCTGGCACAAAGCGCTGGCAGACCACGCCCGTGAACTGCTGGAGTCGATTCCCGGAGTCCAGCAGTCCAACGCCAGGACCGCAGAGTTGATTCGTGTCAAAGAGGCGCTGGAGCCGGTGGTCAGAAAGGCTCCGACGTTGGGGGCCAGGCTGGCCGGAAGAACCGCTGGGCCAGCGGCAGGGGCGGCTATCGGTGCGGCGCTGCCCGGAGACTACAGCGAAAGAACTCGACGTGGACTGGAAGGTGCCGTACTCGGAGGGATTGCCACTTCTCCGGTGGCGCTGTCCTACTTAGCGCAAGGTTTCAACAATCCGCTGCTCTTGGCTCTGCTGCGGCAGTCCCCAAGAGCTTTGACTTCGCAGTCCGGGAACCAGTAACCAGGACCGCGCACCGCCAGGACGGCGGGGGACACAGGGATGTGTCCCGCGGAAGGGAGCCTGATGTCCAGCAAACTGGAAGATCTCGATCCCGATGTCCAGGAGATGGCCCAGAAGCTGATCGATGCCTGCGCCGCCGAGGGCGTCACGATCAAGATCACCCACACCCACCGCACCTTCCAGGAACAGTGGGAGATCTACCAGCAGGGCCGCTCCAAGCCGGGCAAGAAGGTGACTTCGGCCCCGCCCGGGTATAGTTGGCACAACTACCGGCGCGCCTTCGATGTCGCCATCGTCTCCTACCCTGGAGACCTGACCCCGCACGATCTCTACGATGGCAACTGGGAGAAGATCGGAACCCTAGCAGAGTCGCTGGGCCTGGACTGGGGAGGGCGCTGGAAGCATCCTGACAAACCGCACCTGGAGCACCACGGCGGGGAAACCCTGGCGTCTCTGAGATCGGCCTTCAAGTCGGAACTGGAGGAGTTCGCATGAGCTTGCCACTCCACTGGGAGACCATCATCTCTGCCGCCACCCTGATCGGGCTCGGCGTGTTCTATGGAGATGTGCGGGCGCGGCTAGGCAGGATCGAGAAGGTGGTGTTCAACGGCCAGTTCGTCGATAAGGAATCGCTTGGCGTCCGCGTCGAAGATGCCGAGCGCGAGCATGCCGAGTTCCGCAGAAGGATCGAGCAACTGGAGAACAAACCATGACGCCGCGCGCCAAGAACCGGCTGAATCTGGCGGCCACGATGACGGCAGCAACGACGGTCTTCGCCGCGCTCGGGCTGCTCGCCAATGGGGTGATATCACTCAACCAGAAGCTCGGTGGCACGGTCAGCCTTTCAGACTCACTGGTATACAACGACAGCACGTTATTCGCCCAGGACTCGCTCCTGTGGCGCGAGGTCCGGGCGATCAACCGCGCGCTCGGTAGGAAAACCGGTGGCAGCCGTGCCGGCAGGCCAGCCACACCGCAGGAAGACGTTGGTATCGTGCGGCGTGTCTGGCGGCTGTTATTCTGACCAGGAGGTTTTCAGTGGACGCAATCTTTCCAATCCTGAACAACCCGTTGGTGCTGGCGGGGCTGGGCTTGGTGGTCAAGTTCGTTCCCGGAGTTCGCACCGTGATTGCCAACAAGCTGATCCCGGCGATCCTAACCGCCGTGGCATGGGTGAGCGGCATCGTCGGCCCCGCCGATGCTCATGCTGCCGGTTTCGCCTTCGGCCTGGGCGGAATTCTGGGTGGCCTGGGGTCGGCGGTATTCTCAGCGGCGCAGTCGTGGGCGCTCAACGAGATGTTCCTGCGCCACTTCACGCCGAAGAAGCCGTCGGACTCGAAGTGAGAGCCATCCTGCTACTGGCCGTGCTCGCCGTTGGCTGCGGCCTGCTACCGACCGAGACCAAGATCCGCTACCGCGACCGCCCGTGCCCGGAGTGTCCATCCTGCCCTGACAGTACGGACAAGGACCATGGCCGCGACCGCTGATATGCTAACAACGTGGAGGAATCATGAAACGCATCGCGGCGCTGCTCGCTCTGCTATCGGTGCTGTTGACTTCTTGTGCTGCGACACTGATCGTCCGCGGCACTGCTCCAGTCCAGGATAACTCTGGAACCTGTATTGCGCCGATCCTGGGGCCGAGATCCGGTGCGACGATGATGCACTTTGCCTGGACCGGCCCGGCAGTTGGAGAAGACTCGATCAGCACCGTGGCTGGAACTCAGGTTACTCTGACTCGCAACGGAGTGCCGGCTGGGATCTACACCATCCGTGCCTGGGCCAGCGATTCAGGTGGTGCAGGGTGCGATACCAGCATTGTGCTGCGCTTTGGCGGCCCGCCTAAAAAGCCCATCATCAGTCCGTAACAGGAGCCGGATCATCGCGGCCTTGGGCTTGTCCCTCCCCAAGGTGATCGCTCCCCGGCTCCCACAGTAAGGGGCGGGTTACCCGACTCCTTGTCCCGTTCGCCTGTCCCCACGCTAGGATACTAAAGGCTACTAGGTTGGCATCCCCGCCCCGAAGCTTACGCGCCCGTCCGCGTAGGCCGGTAAAGCCGCCAACTACGTATACCGTCAATCTAATCGGCACCGGACGCGTAACTTCTCACCTGTCCATCGGCTGGTCAGGATCTCCGTACATACACCAGGACCCGAACCACACCAGCCAGTGAATCCAGCTAAACCATAGCACCCGATCCTCCGCTACGGTTTGGGGCCGCCCCGGGTGGGGCTTCCAATCGCTCCCATTTGGCCGGGCATCGGTTCCACCCGGGATAGGCCCCGATCAGTAAATGTTTTCCCAGATCCATTCGAGGAAGCAAGCGGTGTTCTGGGCCACCGAGTGCCACCGGAACTCCTCGGCGAGCCGGCAAGCCTCTCCAGCGTAGGACGCAGTGGACAGCAGGACCGCTGCGACGACGAGTAATACAATCAACCGCTTCATTGTGTGGACCTCCCGACCTTGACCTCTGCGACGGACTGGAGCGAGAATCGGTCCCTAAATCCCACCAGCACCACCACGCCCATGCCCCGCTTGCCCGATAGTCTTTGCAGGTCGGAGTTGGGAACCAAGCCTGATAGTGGCACCATCCGGTGATCAGGTGTTACCGCAAACTGCTCCTGGGCCTTGAAAACTCTGCCGTCCGTGGTCACGACAACCAGGGTATCCCGGCCCCAGTTTTCCACCTTCTCTAAAGGGTAATAGCGCGCCGAGTACCACATCAGGTGCCCGCGCTCTCCGACGTGGGAGAGGTCTTGAGCCTTGGCCGACCTGGCCACGTCGCGGGCGAACAGAGGGTCGATGGGACGCCGAAGCTCGATCGGACCCACAGCCAGAGCCAAGACGAGCAGGATCATGGCTTCCTCCACTCATGCCTCAGCCAGACCAGCCCGGCCAAGGTGGCGATCAAACAGAAGATCAACGGCCCCATCACACTTGCCTCCACTGTTTAGAACAACCCTTGCCTTGCCATGCCCAGGCTTGCCCTACCCTGCCCGGCCTCGCCTTGCCAAGCCACGCCTCGCAAGAACTTCGGACTTCTTGAGCGATGACCTGACGTAAAGCCTACCGTTGCGGTACTTGCCCTCGATCTTGCCGGACCTGATGGCTTCGTAGAGCACCGTGGTGCTGACGTGTATCCATGCCGCCTGGGCTGGGACCAGCCTCCAGCCGTAGTGGGTGCGGGTGGTTCCCTTCTTCTCCTTGGGGGCTAAGTCTTCGCCGAAGACGCCTGGGGCAAGTTTTCGCACCGGCAGCGGGCCACGGTACTCGGGGTCGAAGTCGGTCACTGGGCTTCCCGCTTGGTTCGGACTTCAATCGCATGGCGGAATACTTGGCACGAGTTGCCAGAAAATGGCTTGGCGTGCCGCGCTTGAAATCTTCCCCTGCGACGCACCTCCCACCATACGAGTTCGTCCAACAGTGTCGCGATGATTGACGGCCCGGCCATAGCAAGAAACCCGAGCAAAAACCAGTGCCACGGGCTCACGGCTTACTCTCCGGGGTGGCGCTGGTGTCCTCAAACTGCGACAGTTCCTCAAGGTCGTCAAGGTTGCCCCCGCGCCGCAGGTAGGAGTTGCCGCCGTCTACATAGTTCCCGCACGGACAAGCGACCCAATCATGACGATACCTCGACACCATGACTGCGCCGCACTTTTTACAACGAGCACAGTTCAGAACGATGCGGCGGCTCACGGCTACACCTCCGCATCAAAGATTTCGCACCACAGCGGCCCCATGAGATTCGACAGAAACCGCCACCACTTAGGCTGACGGCGGCTCACGGCTCCATCCCCAGCTTCCTCAGTTCGGCTCGGTAGGCTCTCATCCTGAGGCGGTGGCAGGTTCGACAGTAACGGCCGACATGGGCGCGACCGTCACGACCATGCGGGGCTGTGTTTTCCGGTGTGAACTCGTGGCCATGAATACAGTGAGTTTGCCGCGCCCTCCGTCCAGCGAATCCGTTTCCACGTCTCACGTTGGTTCTGCTAGTCACTGGTTCTAGGTGGTCCGGGTTAACGCATGCTCGATTCCGGCACAGGTGGTCAATCTGTAGCCCTGGGGGAATGGGTCCATGTATTTCCTGATAGGCGACCCGGTGTGCCCATTCGATGCGGCCTTTCCAGCCAACGCGTCCGTATCCATTGGGCGCGAGGTACTGCAACCATATCCAGCACCCCGTCTCCGTAACCGGCACGAACTTGATTCCTAATCCGTCAATCCACCGCGTCATGGCGGGCGATCTCCTGCTCTAGCCAAAGCCTCGTGGCGAGGGGGTCAAACTTCGGACGGCTACGCTGTTGCTCCCACACCCGCAAGAGCACGTCGCGCTTCGGGAACTTGCCAGCCCACCAGAACCGCGATGGGCTCCCCACTCGTCCGTTACCATTGGCGTCGAAATAAAAGTGGCACCCTGCACACAGCGCCATCGACGCCCAAGGTATCCAGGCGAGGTTGATTGACCGCCCTGCTTTGACATGCGCCCAATCGATCTTGTTGCCAGCCGCCTTGGTGTTGCCGCACCGTTGGCAGGTTTCCTTGTCTCTTACCTCTACCACTACCTTGCGGCACAACTCGTCCAACTGTTTGCGCCAGTTCTTGCCCAGCCCGACGGCCCGCAGTTTCGAGCGCAAGGGGGAGCGCGACTTCAGGGCGGTGCGTTTCATGGCACGAATCCCTCAAATGGCATCTCAACCCTCCCGCACTTCGAGCACGTCGCGTCGGGTTCCATCACAATCCCGTCGCCACGGAACCGCTTAGAGGCGTCCGGCTTTACGAAGCGCCCGCACTTGGGACACACCGGAACGAACGTCGCCCCCTCACCAAAGACGACCCGGCGCACTCCCTCGTAGGCGTAGTCGGTCACGGCTGGGGCTCCTTGGGTTGATCCAGGGCGGCACGCGCGAACGCCACGAGGTCATCGAGCGCGGCATCCGTTCGGCTGCCAGCGCGCCCACAGTTCGAGGTTCTCGAACCGGTTGTCCGTCTTGATGCCGTTCTTGTGATGGACGCTCTCGTCTTGTCGCAGGGGGCGGCCGAGGTGATCGGCCATGATGAGTCGATGGAGCAACTGGCCTTGGCGCATCCCTTCGATGCGGCGACGGACGTATCCGCTGGCGTCGATGTAATCGTTGCGCTGCCGCACGAGCTTGTCCGTCGTCCCCCGGTTCTTGAACCGCCCCCAATGAACTCGGCAGAGGTCGTGGCTGCGAACCTTCTCATGGCAGTCCGCCACTCGGCAAAGCCTCGCCACCGGGTTGCAGATGACGCATCGGCAGCGAGTGGGATGTCCTCTCCCATGCCGTTGGCTCATGTCCCAATGCTAGCATGGCATAGGCTCCTATCCAAGCGCTGTACACCGGGGGGATGGCCTCGCGTATGTCGTTCTCGTCGCCCCATGGCATGTCCATCGCGGCGCGGCCTTCGTCCAAGGTCCAGGCCCTCAACTCGGTGCCGTCCTTTCGGGTTTGGAGTCGCCGGCCGTCCGCCTTTCCGTAGATGGCCGTCGCCCCGAGACGCTTGCGGGCCTGCGGCAGCATGACGATGAAGGTGGTTTCAAACAGCCGGGGCCGCGAGGTTCCCAGCCCGAACATCTCACCGCGCAGCATGAACGGAGCGATCATTTTCGCCCCGATGACGTTCTCGAGAATCCAGTGCGAGGCGCGCTCCGATAGCATCATGCGGGTCTGGTGGATAAGATCGATGCGCGAGTCAGCCTTGCCACCCTTGCCGCGCCAGCGGTTGCTCATCGGCGTGCTGGCCTGACACGGCGGACTCGCCCACACCAGATCGAAGTCCTCCAACCGCACCGGAGGGTTCAAGGCGTCTCCCAAGATGAAAGGAAATGGATACCGGGGCTGAGGCTTGATGTCGATGCCCACCACGTCGAATCCGGCCCGGTAGAGGCCCATCGCCGCGCCCCCGGCTCCGCAGAACAGATCCAGAGCCCTCGGCCTAGCCATCGGTCGGCTCCCCGGCACGGATCGCAGCAGCTTTCATGGCTCGCCTGTCGTCAAGGATGTACTCCAACTTAGCGATCTTGTCTCGCAGCGGCTTTGTCACCCGGGCCTCGTACTGAGCGGTAGCTGCGGCGGTGTCGCGCAGCAATCGTTGCGTGCCCCATAGGCGCTCCGGCAATGGCTCGCGGGCCGGCTCGAACCACTCGCCGAGAATGCGGACCAGACCATTGCGAGGCGTGCGGTAAAACTCACGACGCAGGTAATGGCTCCCGTCCTTCTTCGTCCAGCGGCTCACGGCTCCCCCTGCGGCGGTAGGCTCATGACCCTTTCCCCAACTTGCGGGCCGAGCGCTTAAACAGGCCCTTACGTTCTTTCAAGATCACGGTTTCTAGCTTCTTTACGGGGACTCGGTAGAGTTTGGCCATGCGTTGGAGCAAGGTTTTGGAAGGTCCGCCCGAGCCTCTTTCCAGTTCCGCGATATGGATCTTGGAGCAGCCCAAGGCTTGGGCAGCATCTTCCTGGGACGAGAACCCGGCCTTACGTCTCAGTTGCCCCAGGGCTGAAAGCGGGTTCACTCGGGCTTCACCTTTCTCGGTCTGCCACGACGTTTGGGTGCCGGCTGCGAGTCGAGGGCCGCACTCGAACCCGCACTTACGGTCGCCACACCGGCACCCTTCTTCTTGCGTCTACGCTTGGGCGTCAGCGCCTCGATCTCGGCCAGCAACGCACGGACCTGACGCTGGAGCGCTCTAAGGACCACCTTACGCACCGCTACGGCCTCAATCTCCAGGAGCGTGACTTCCCGGCCCAGGTAGCTAGCGATCGTCGATCCTGCGTCGTTTCCGGCCACTGCCAAGTCAGGACGGGGGAGGTCGAGCATGGGTGGGGAAGCCGGGGGCTGGGGGATGAGCGGGCTGTACTGGGGCTCGTCGTCGTCGAAGTACTCGGCGGGTTCGGGGACTTGGCTCAGGTCCACGGGTGGGCGTTCCACGAATGGAGGGGGCGAGGGTGCGCCTTCGCCGTCGATACGGGTCGGGTCGATATGGGGCTTTCCTTGGCGGTCTGCGATCTGGTTGAGTCTGGTGATCAGGTCCGGCTCGTTCACTTCTCCTCCTTGAGCAAGGGGCGCTCCCTTACAGCTACGAGCAGTTCGACGGGCTTAGAGTTCACTTGCGGTTCTGCTCCGCTGAAGTGGTGGACATAGCCGGCATCCCACCACTGCCCCGGGCACCGTTTACAGGTTCCAGCCGAGATGGCGGAGCCCATCAGGTGTCCAGACGGCCCCCAAGTCTCAAGCAGGATGTTGCCCCCGGGGCGGTTACGGTTGAACCGACGCCCGCAAACCGGGCACGCGATGAGATCGCCGCAGACAAGCGCCCATAGATACTTACCAACGACTTTCAGGGCGTTCACTGGCTCTCCTTAGTAACGAGTAACTTCCAGCACGTCAGGGCCGCATCGAAGGTAGGAGTTGTCCACGCCTACCCCCTAGGGAAACACAAGCGTTTCCAGTCACAGTAGTTACACGGGAAGTTTGGACAGTCAGCGTACTCTTTGGGGATGCCCGGGTCATTGCCGGCCCGGGCGTCCTTCATGGCTTGGCCCAAGATGGCTAGGTCTTTCTCTACCGATGCTCCGTCGTAGGGCACGAACCAGGCGTGGAATAAGGGCTCTCCCTTGGTTGCCCCGACTGCGGTGTAGATCAACCGACCCCTGGCCTGGGTGGGTTTTGGGATCATGTCCTGCTGCGCCGCATGGAGGTAGCCGCGAACCTGTTTTGCGTAGCCGTCGTCTGGCTCAGGCCCGCCGCGCTTGATAACCCAAGCCAAAGAGCGGCTGTTCTTGGTTTTGACCTCCCATAGCTCGCGCTCGTCCAGTCCCGGAATCAATGCCCTAACCTCTTCCGGTACTTCGATCAGCAGGTCGAGCTTGCCGACTACCTTTTCGCCGTCCGACTCAAGCTCGACACGCTCTTGGGTGAGGATGGTGACGCCAGCGGCTTTCAGTAGGTCGATATACAGTTCCTCGACCTTGTTGCCGATCCTCAAGGTCATGTAGGAGTCGAGCGTAAGCTCTTGAGTCCTGGGCACATTGGTCAGAGCGAAGAATACTTGGCGCGGACACCGGCCGGCGTCTGTGACGTAGGGGTATTCTCGAAACTCTTTCCCCTGAGAGATGCGTTCCTGCTTCTCAGCCTCAAGTTTGCGACGCATCCCGTACTTCAACAGGGCACGGACCGGACCAGTAGCGTCGCCCGTCCCATGCTCGGCTACTACCTCGGAGAGATGCTGTTGAGGTCGGAGGCTCGCTTGCAGCTTTTCTTTCAGGGTGTCGTCGGTGGTCATGTGATGTGTCTCCAGTTGCGGCGAGTCACGGTACGCCAGACGGTTTGGTATGTGATCCCGTATTGCCTGGCTATGTCTTGGCCTCGCACTCCGTTGGCCGACAACCTCCGCATTTCCGCTACGTCTTGGTTGCTGAGTTTTGCCATGCCATGGTGTTCGCCCAATCCATGACCTTTAGAAACCCGGTCTTGTTGGTTGTCGAAATCAGTTCCAAGAAACAGATGGCCAGGGTTGACGCAGCCGGGATTATCGCAATGGTGGCAGACGTTCAAGCCGTCGGGGATGTCGCCCCTAACCATGAACCAAGACAAGCGATGAGCGAGGATAGATCGCTTGGGGTGACGAAGGTAGAAATACCCGTAACCCATAGCGACCTTCCCTCCGAGCCAGTTCCAGCAATCCCCTGACTCGTCAACCTTGGACCAGAAACGGGTGAAGAAGTCCGGCCTCATTACTGGACAGCCTTAAAGGCGCTATATGCTTTCAGAGCCAAACTGATCGCATCGTCGCCCATTTCCGGCCCAGCACCCCGGAATAGGCTGGCGGCGAACTGTAGGGCCGCAGCCTGCAGGATCTCGCCGCCAGGCTGAGAAGTGCCAGCCTGGGGCGTTTGCGGGGTGCTGGGAGCGTTCTTGATGCGCTGGTTACACCAGCCTTCCCCGACCCGCTGGGTACACTTCCAGCCGAAGTCAAACTGTTTCATCGGGACGTTATGAACACTGCACACCGGCACAGTCATGGTTGCTTACCTCCCAGCCACAGTATGTATGCGGTTCATCGGTTCAGTCAAGGGTTAGGTTGCGCGGATCGTGGCGCACGGTGCCGGCAGCCGCCGGGCCAGATCCCCGCGCAGGCTCATCGCTGACAATCCGGGCACTTGCCTTCGATCAGCCATTCGCCCGAACCGTTCTCTTGGGGAAGGGCGTAGAGGACATGGCCGGAGCCGTCGCACTTCTTGCACCGCAACGCCAGCCGTTCTCGGTGCGACAAGTAGTCCAGTTCTCGGGCGTGATCGTCACAGGTCGGGCACACCATGTTCTCTGCTTCCAGCAGGGACCCGTGCTTATCGCAGTGCTGGTCGAGGTATTCCCAGGCGGGCAGGAGCTTTTCGTAGACGGTCCAGGCGAGGTTATAAGCCTCGCGGCTGCCTGCGGCTCCGATCAGGGCGGCGCTGAGCTTACGTCTGGCGTCTCTGACGGCCTCGTGGGCCTGCTTGACTGCGTGTTGGGTGCGGTTCATGGCTTTCTCTTGGGTTGGAAGCGGCTCAAGGACAGGATCAGCAGCCGCTTTGCGGTTTCTTTGGACAGTGGTTTGGGGGCTGGGATGGTTTTCATCGTTTCAGTCTTTCTGCGGCTGCCTGTTGGGCTGGGGAGCGGGGTTGACCTTTACGGCTTGGCAAGGCACGGCACCAAGTCGGACCTTGGGTGATCAGGCGCTCGATGACTTCAGGCCTTCCAATCACCAAGAGCTCGGCGTCGGAGGAACGGTTAACCAGACCAGGCAGCGAAGCCATGAGCAGTTTGGACCTGGCCTTTGCTTTCCGTGTAGTCAGACCCGGAACCAGGACGTAATGCGTTTTTAGGCCCCAGACCCCAGCATGGGGCCGATCTGACTTCCACTCCCGGCCTCGACCGCCGCGCAGCCGTACGACGGATTCTCCGTCTTCCAGCGCCATGGTCAAGAACTGGCCGGTTTTGGTCATCGGATGAGTCCCAGGCGGTACTCAGTCTCGGCGGCATTGACGCAGCCTTGCCAGATGGCGTAGGCATCGGATTCAGTCAAGGTCACGCTGGCGTCGTGGCAGTCGTCGAGGTAGGCGCGGTGGTACTCGGCCGCACGGCTGGTGGTGACGCGGCGGTGACGTTCGAGCTTATCGGCAAAGCTATCGGCTGAGTTCAGCATGGCTTGGGCTCCTCAATGGGCTGGGTGGTTGTTTGCGGCACTTCGATGCGGGCACGTTCGTCGTCCCAGAGGTAAGGGTGTGCGGGGTCACGACACACCGCACATAAGGATGGCGCTTGCGAGGACACGGGCGTCACGGGGGTAGAGCGAGCGGAAGGTCTGCCAGTCGTGGCCGAACATTCCACCTTCGGCGAAGAACGAATGGTTGCGGCGGATCGACTTCCACACCGCGAGAGCTTCGGTTGCGTTGTTCATGTGAAACCTCCATAGGCGAGAGGGTGAACTGTGCTGCACGAATAGTATGTATGCGGTCTAGCAGGGTGTCAATTGTTAGTCTTCGATCAGGACGAGCTTGCCCAGCCGGAAGCAGACGTATGGGTCGGCATAGGCGGTCGAGTCCACATAGCAGGTCAGACAGGCCAGGGATGCCCTAGCTTCGCTTCCCGGCTTGGGGTTGGACTCCTGCGCCAGACTGACCAAGACGACGGCTAGCAAGGCAACCTCGAGCGTCAGGCGAATGCGACTGGTTCGAGTGTCCATGCCCCAGGAAGAGAGCACGGGCCGTGCCACATGAGGTACCAACGGCTTACGGCGTTCTCTCAGGGAAGAAGAGGGCAAGGTGCACGAGTTAGCGTTGCGCTATGCCTTGGGGTTGGGAGGTGGGGCCAGCGCCGGATCACGGCTTGACACGTATGAAACACCGCACGGGCTAGGCACGGTGCCCGAGGACGCCATACTTCCTACTGCCTCTCCTAGAGACGAATACCCCCAAGCCATGCAACCAACATGCTAGCACCAGGCTAGCACATGGCGCTGCTTGTGGGTGTGTGGGTCACCAGCAACAGCGCAGTTTCAGCAAGCCCTTGCAGCCCAGCGGGTTAGGGCCGCCAGGCCCCCCGCCGTGTGGCTCTGCTGTGTGAGAACCCAAGCCCCGAACTGGCCAATATTTTTGCAGTATTTCCCGTACCACTTTGCCATTAGGCGTACCACCTTGACGTACCACTTT